GAGCAATGGCAACTGCTCTGAAATTCGGAGAGAATCCATGGAAGAATGAGTGGGCTGATAAGATGACTGAAATGACTTGGGAAATTGGTCAAGCTGGTTATTTTGGAGAACAGTTTGAAGATGATGAAGGTGTAACATACACTGAAGGTCTTGTAAACTTTATCCTAAATAACGGAAACACATTTTCATTAGATACATCAACTAAGACACTTGATGCGTTTCTTGATGATATGAGTGCTTTCTTTGACCCTAGATTCTCAGTAGCACAATCAGTAGCACCAGTTTACTATTGCAGTACTCATGTGTGGAATTGGTTAGCTAAGATGGGCGGTTTTGCCAAAAATAACATTGAACAGAGTCCTAATTACTCTATGCAGTTCTCTGGTCAAGGTAAAATGGCAGGCGTAAGTTATCGTCAATTTGAGGTTGATGGTTCTTCAATTCGTTGTGTACGTGACATTCACCTTGATGGAACTAACGTCAAGATGATTGGTGCAAACATGAAGGCTTGTAAAACTGTTGCTCTTAAAGGCAATGGCATTAACCGAGACATGGCTGTGTATCCAGGTGTTAAGACCATAAAGAACTCTGGTGAAGATTATCGGGTTGATTTAATTCAAGCTGATGTTGGATTCGAGTTTCAGGCTCCTGAAACACACGCGGTTTGGCTATAAACAATAGGAGGTAACTATTATGGCTACTAAATATTGGCTAGGTAACAATCCTAATGCTCAGGTAGATGACGCAACTCTTGTGGCTTTGAAATCTTTATCAGATGCTGATTTAGATAAAGTAGATGCTATGGTGAGTGAGTTAAAAACTATGACTGATGCTATTCCAGTAGCAGTAGAGGCTGATGCAGCTGCAATGACATTTGCAGCTGGGTCTATCGACACAGGTACTGACATGACAGCTGCAGAAGCTGGTCAAATAGTTACAGATTTAGGAGAGTTACGCACAAAAGTAAATAATATTTTAGCTAAGTTAAGAACGGCTAAGATATTAGACGTACCGTAAAACAAATTTGCCTCCTCGGGCAACTGGGGAGGCATTTTTAAGGATGAGCAATGACTGTTAAGAACATGGTAGAGATGGTGCAACAGCATCATCCAAATGTAAGTGAAACGCAAATTATAATGTGGCTCAATCAAGCTATGGATGACGTTACTGATAAGACATCTTTTGCTGTCAAGGGTAGCGGTACTTTTTCCACTGTAAGCGGGACTAAGTATTATTCATTTGATAGTATTAGCACTGTAGAAACAGGAGCAGACGATTCTATTATTAGTATAGAAACTGTTGCTTACGATGGTCAATACATTCCTTTTATTCGTGAGTCAGAACATATGGAAGGATATTAATGGCTGATTCTTCAAAAGATGCTCAAAAGTATTGGTGGATAAAAAATAAACAAATTGGAATTGGTTGGTTAGATGATGTAAAAAACTCTGATGACGGTTTATATTATGCTTTAGCTGGTGTTACTAGAATTAAAACAGTCACTGTCAGTTATAAAGCAAAATTAGATAAGATTAGTGATTTAAGTACAACGCTTACTAATAAATTACCTTCTCAATTTGATGATGCTTTAATATCTAGAGCAATAGGAAAAGGCTATGAATTAGTTCAAGACCCAGAGGCTTTGCAATTAGTTGTTTTTTGGGATCAAAAATTTGAGTTACAATTAAAAAGAATACAAGAATGGTCGAATACTGATTTAAGTAAAACTCCTAAAATTATTAAATCTGTTTACCCATACGCAGTTAAATAATGGCTCAAACATTTCAAACGCAGGTAGAAGCATTAGTTGGGGACGTGGCAGATACTACATCTTTAAGTCAGTGGCTTCAAAATGGGGCATGGGACATTATACATAGGGTTAAAATGATTGATCCTACAAAATTACAAAGTTTTGCTCAGCAAAAAGATATTAGTAATAATACTGCTGTTGTTCAAGATAATATAATACTTGGAGTTTTTTCAACGGATTCTGAATATAGAGAGATTCCATCTGCTTTAAAAATTAAAGCCACGGCTTCAGATAGTATACATACGGCAACATCTACAAATCCCGTCTTTTGGAAAGAAAATGGAAACATTTATTTAAGACCAACTGGTGGAGTTAGTAATATTATGTCTATTGTCGAAATTGATACTGCTAATTTGGTATATGGAAATCAATTTAGTCATGTAAATTATTTTCCAGAAAATATGAAACATTTATTGGTCATTTATGCTGCTATGCAACAACTTCAGTATTTAATGCAAGTGACACAAATGCCTTCTGATTCAACTATTGATTTATCTGGTATTGCAACTCCAGTTCTTCCAATAACATTTACTGCTAGTTCTAATATGTCTACATGGGATGGCTCTGCTCAAAGTAGAGTTATTATTGATAATGCTACATTAGCAGCAGCACCTACATATGAAGAGCCAATATTAGAAAGTAGAGTAAGGTTTTCAGATTATACAAGTGGATTAACTGAAGATGACCCTGGGGTATTCTCTATTAGTGCAACAACTCCTATAATCCCTGTACTTGATTTACCAACAATTAATACATCAAGTTGGGTTCAACCAACGTTTGTTGCCCCTATATTTGAAGATGTAGATTGGTCTAATACTGAAAAATGGATTGAAGATGAAGAAGACCCAGAGATGCTTGCTGCTAGAGTTCAAGAAATAAGTGCTAAAGCTGGTGAGTTTACTTCAAAACTTCAGGAATCTCAGATGAGATTTACGAAAGAATTAGAAATTTATAATTCTCAAATACAGAAATCCATTCAAGATGCTACTTTAGAAAGCACAAAAGAAGGTCAAGAGATTCAAAAGTATTCTGCTGAATTGCAACAATACCAAGCTGAAGTTGGTGCTGAGGTTTCTGCATATACTGCTAAAATGAATAGATGGAGTCTTGCGATACAAACAAAATCACAAGCATGGGCTGCGGAAGAAGGTGAAAAGATACAAGCATATACCGCGGAGGTTTCAAATAATTTAAATGTCTTTAATAAAGAGAATGCCGAGTATCAAGGTAAACTTCAAATTGCAATAGAAAATGCGAGATTATCTAGTGCTGGAGATGGTATATTAATGCAAAGATATGCAACTGAATTACAAACTTATCAGGCTAAGATAGCCACAAAAGTTCAAGAATATACTGCGAAATTTCAATCAAGAGGAGCTGAATATAAATGGTTGCAGGAAGAATATATTATTTTAAAGTCAAAATATGATTCTGGATTTGTTCCATTACAACCACCATCTAAACAACAACAGGATTAAATATGGCAAATACTACAAGAATTAAAGTATCAAGCGCAGCAACTCCTTATATAAGAGTAGTAGCCGTAGATAATGATAGTGATTATATAACGCATGATATAGCAACAAATGAAAATTTATCAACTGGATTAGGGAGTAGTGTTGATGTTGAGCTTACTGGAGATGACGCAACTACTTATAGAGATAATTGCAGTGCTGTTTTTACTAGTAGGACTGCCGTTCAGTTGGCAGATGGTGCTTCAGTAGCATTTATTTTTATAAAGAATAGTGGTTATACATCAGCAGCGAAAACTACTGCGACAAATAATCTTTTAAGAGTTATTATGGGTGGTCATAATGACACAACAAATGCTGCTTCAAAATTTTTTACTTTACATCCAAACGAATCTATACTTTTTCATGGTCCATTCGGTGATGGAAATGATAATTCTAATGAATGGTATGTCGCTTCTTCAAGTTTTGCAGGAGACGGTGATGCAGATGTTTATGGTGAAATTATAACTTGTTTAACACAGGATTCTTAATAATTTAAATAGGAGTTAATATGCCAAAAGAATTACATGATTTTACACCACAAGAAAGTGTAGCCCCATATATTAAAGCTGTTAGTGTAACAGCATATACTGGGGTAGAAGACCCTTGTAGAGCAGTGTATTGTGGGTATAGTGATGATTATGAATTAAAAGTTAATGGTGAATGGGTTGAATTTAAAGCCCTCCCATTAGGAATATCTAAAATATGTGCAACTGGGGCAAGGGAAGGTGCTACGACTGGTCCTGGCACAGGCGATATAATCTTTCTATACTAATATGGCAAGTTTATCAGGAAGACAAATATCAAGTACTTTTAAAGACATTCTTCATGTCTATAATGGTACTGAGAATCAAGGGTTAGAAGTAACTACAAAGAGAGTCTTTGATGGTGAGGGTGTTGGTAGCCCATTATATCTTGGTACGGATTTTATTGAAGTAGGGACTGTCAATAATGCTGATAACTCGAATTTTAAAGTTTGGGGAGATGGGACTGGTGAAACTCAGCCTTATTTCTTATTCAATACTTCAAATGGAAATGTATTTTTAGAGAATGGTGATTTATCTGTAGATGGGACGGTTACGGCTGACACTTTTGCATTGACTGACACAGAAGATGCGTCAACTAATGTTTTTACAATAGACACATCTGGGACTCTTCAAACAACTGTTCCAATTAAAACAACTGCTTTAATTACTACAGAATCTACTATTTTAGTAAAAGGCACTACTGGGAATGATTTAAAAATAGATGCTGCTGTTAGCAGTCTTGCTAGAGGAACAGATAAAGGAAATGTTAAATTAGAAACTAACGGCGTAAGCCTCAAAAAAGCTGGAGATAGTCTTTTTTCTGTTAAAGATGACGGAGAGATTACTCCAAAAACATTAGCCCCCCTTGATGATTTTCCATCTTCTCCAGTAGAGGGTTCAATGGCTGTGAAACAAGAAGCTGGTGGAATTTCAAGTCTTTGGCTTTATAATGCTTAATAATACAAAAAGGAGTCTATAATGGGCTGGAATAAATTAGCAACAACTGCATATGTAGATGCGCAAGTAGATACAGCAGATGCAGTATCAGAATTAGCTGATGTAACAATTACTAGTTCTGGTGCAAACGAACTTTTATTTACTACTGGTGCTAATACTTGGGTGAACTATACTTTAGCTGAGGCTGGGATACAACCTCTTGATGCTCAGTTAACTACTTTAGCAGGTTTTACTGCTGCTCAAGTTACTCGGGGTATTAGTGATGGTAATTTACTTACAGCTAATGATGCAGTAGCAGATAATGATTGGCTTAGGATTGATGGGACAGAAGTTGAAGGAAGAACTGACGCAGAAATAAAAGCTGATTTGAGTTTAGAAAGGGGAGTTGATGTTCAGGCATTTGGTGCTGTTTTAGATGACCTTAATACTCTTGGTGCGAATGCTTCCGACGGCGAATTCTTGGTTGGAACAGGTGCTGGTGCTTTGGCATGGGAAGATGGCGCAACTGTAAGAACATCTATTGGGCTTGGTACTGGTGATTCTCCAACTTTTACAGATTTAAAAGTATCTGGTGGAGATTTAACATTTCAAGGTTCGGCTGGTGCATTATCGGCTTCCGATGTTACAAGTGGGGCTGGTTATAAAGTATCAGTACATGGTGGTGACGGAAAAGCTGGAAATGCTGACCTTTCTGCTGGTGCTTTAGAGCTTGCTGGAGGTCAGGGTACTGGTGATGGAGCAGGTGGAGATATTGTTTTTAGAGTCTCTCCAGTAGGTGCATCTGGAACAGCTCAAAATGCTTATCAAACTGCCTTAACAATTTCAGATGATAAATCAGCGACATTTACTGGTACAATAGGGGCAACAGGAGCAATAACATCTTCTGCTGGGATTACAGGCACGACTGGTACATTTTCTAGTAATGTGTCAATTGCTGGGAATCTTGATGTAAATGGAACTACAACAACTATAGAATCAACAAATACTGCAATCGTAGACCCTGCTATTGTATTAAATAAAACCAAAGATGCTGATACTTTTGGAAGCGGTAATGCAGCAATTATATTTGGAGATAGTAATGCAGATACAGATGGTGGAAAGATTGTTAATAATGCTGCTACTGGATTTCAGTTTACAGATTGTGATGGTGGTAGTGCTAATATTCCAAGTGACGGTACTATAAATAGTGCAACAGCTGGTTCAAATTATAAAGATATCTATGTAAAAGCACCAGTATTAAAACAACAAAGCACTACAAAGCCAGGATCGGCTACTGCTGGTATGTTGTATATGGATACTAATGGCGATTTGTGGATAGGTTCATAATGAGGGAGGTAGAATGGTTGTTTTGGGGCAAGAAGTTCAAAAACAAAAACAATCTCAGCAAAAAAAGTCTGAGGAAATTAAATTATCTGTTAAAGATACTGATTTTATACTAAAGAATCTTATGCAATCAACATTTCAAGGTTCAGATGTTGAGCAGGCATATAGGGTAATGAAGAAAATATCTGAATTGCATAGGAGGAATCTTGAGAGTTGAACTAAGTGCAGAAGAACTCAATGTAATTTTGCAGAGTCTTCAACAATTAACTATACAAGGCAAAGATGCAATCGCACTTGCTGCCGTTATCACTAAAGTCCAATCTTCCCTTGAAAAGCAACTTAAAAAGGAAACTTCTTAATGGGTTGGAGTAAATTATTAAAGAATCCCGTTTCTGGTGATTTAACTATTACTGGCAATGTCGGAATTGGAGAGACGGCTCCTTCTCAATTACTGCATTTAAATAAATCCAGTGGTGATGTTGCTATGAGATTTGAACTAACGGATACTGCTAATTGGGTGATGGGCATTGATGATTCTGAAGGTGACTTATTTCAGATTATTAATACCACTACATTAGGTGGTAATACTGTAGGAATTACTATTCTAAAAGATTCAGGCAATGTTGGCATAGGGACAGCGAGTCCAGCAGAGCCATTACATATTGTAGGGTCAAACAATGGTGGATTAGAGATAGAAACAACATCAGGCGCACCAACTTTAACATTTGATGTTCCAAGTAATGAACAGGCAAGATTATATTTTAAGGAAAATACTACATTAGGTGGTAGTATTGTTTATGATTTTTCTGGCGCAAAACTTATATTTTCTGGTAAAGCCAATAATACTGAAATGGCGAGATTTGATAGTTCAGGCAATCTCGGCATCGGGACAACTTCGCCAGCAAATCAACTTGAAGT